TCCAGGTATTCCAGATCTACAACCTGACCAGTCAGTTTTTCAATATCCAGATCCAACCGTTTAATCTGCCTTACATGGGCAGCTTGCCAGGATTTCAAATTCTTGATTGACAGGTCGATATCAGATAGACCTGCAATGTCATTGAAAAAAGCAGCAACCTCCCCCGGACTGCTTGACAGCAGAAAAGGGGCTGATATCTGATGTTGGAAGTTGATTGCCGGATCTATTTTCAGGACCCGCTGGATATCTTCAGGCACTTCTGTTCCGGCCAGCAGTTCCCGGTCCTGGAATAGATAATTATTTTCAGATTTGCTTTTGGTTCTTCCAATTTCAGTCTCATTATCAACAGTCAAATCTACCTGGGTTTTCTTGGTTCCCCAACGGCAGAATGCCGCTCCCAGGGGCCGATTTGTCACAACCCAGCCTATGGCCCGGAATATAGCAGACTTGCCGGAATCACTGGAACCAACCAGGGTATTGACTCCTGGATGGAATTCCAAGACTGAATCCTGGTGGCTTTGGAAGTTTTTGATTCGAACTTTGGTTATCATTCCATTTTCTCCTTTGCCAGACAGAATTCTCGATACAACTTCAGCAGGGGTTTGGTCAGCTTGCCAGATTTGGGGTACTCCGGGCATTTCTTGGGGCCTGGGGCCTGGTCAATCAGTTTCTTCAGTTTGTTGTAACTGGATTTCTTTAGTTTGGGAGGCTTGCCCGCATCGGATGGATGGATATATGGGAGGTGTTCTTGCTCCAAGTACTGGGCCATTCTTCTTAGTACTTCTGGCAGCTCTTCCTGAGATATGGAATACCGGATGCAGTTATTTTCAATCTTGCCCAACATTACATTACACCCTCTGCAAAGAACCCCTCGGATCTGTCCTGAACCCTTAATTCGTTTCTTATGGTGGTGGTCAAGGCAGGATGCATTTAAAATCCTTTGGCAAATAGGGCAGACACCGCCTTGTTTTTGGGATATAGCGTCTCGGAGGGGTCCTATATCCCCCCAACCGAGTACCTTAATTTTTTCCTTGGAGAATCGCTTTGTCATAACAAACCATTCCCAAAATAAACTTTCCATTCATCCAATTTGTCAAGCGGGATCGGCTGAAGGATGATTGGTCAAGCTGAGGCCTCTTAGTTCCGGGTAAGGGTAACTTTACCAACCATTCATTCCGTTTGATAATATCCCGCCCGGCTTCAATAGCCCGGCATTTCACGGATTCCGGTTTCAATTCGGATGCCTGGAACCGTATCAGAATTACACCCGGCAATCTTCTTGACTTCAACCCACTGCCTGGGATGGATTCCAAATTCATCCATGAAGGATTGTTTGGTAATCGTTTTGATTTCCTTGCTGCTGGGAATGGAATACATATCGGTGTGATCCAACAATTGAAACAGGTCAGCATCCCCGGATGCGGTTACAAACATGGCTTCCGGTTCTTCCATTACAAGTTTGGCAATCAGGTCATCGGCTTCATATCCCCCCTGGATAAAGTTGTTTGGGAATCCCAGAAATGGCAGGATATGCTTTCTGAGCTGGGTGAATTGGATAAAGGCATCCAACAATTCCGGATCTGGTTCTTCATCCCTGTTCCTGTTTTTGTAGAATGGATAACGTTTCCGGCGTTTGGATTTCCGGCTGTCCCAGATAAATGCAACTTCATCCGGTCTGGTCATTTGGCCCAGGGTGAAAAGCTGGTTCAGGAATCCAAAGATCACCCCGGTGGGGATGCCCTTGTGGGACAATCCCCCGGTGGTGAATTTGGCGCGGTAGCAGAGGTGGTTTCAAATTCCTCTTCAACAGCTTCCCACAGGTCAATCGTCTGCTCCCGGAGATCGTTTTCCAGGCCATGCTTTTCCACAAAGGTAATAGCATCTTGCATGGATGCCCCGGCTTTCTCATCATTGACCACATAAGTAGAGGCCTTGGTCATCTGTTTAACAAACTGGAGGTTGGCCCGGATATCGTCAATCCCGTAATCAAACATAATGAAAACAGAAGCAGTACGATAAGGTTTCCAAACAGATGATTTGAAAACCTCGATAGGTGTTTCTACCCCGATAACCCTGGTGACATCTTTCCCAGCGATCTTTTTCTTGTCCTTTATCTTGGAAGCTCCCATACACCGCAGCCTCAGACTGGCATAGAACGGAATAGCTTCCCCACCCGGTGCCCGGTATTTCTGTCCATAGGGTCCGGCATCCGTATTGACCCGGACCTGATTAGAACAAACCATCAAAATATTGTTTTGGGTTAGGATGCGGCAGGTTTTTCGGCATTCTTCACTGAATTCCTTGGCCCGCCGCATCCCCATTTTATCACCATCCTCGCTACCCATTTCCAGATTGGTTGACAGGGCTGCAAGGGAATCGGCAAACACCCCGTTGATTTTGTTAAGGTTCTTTGGTGCCCATTTCCTGACAGAACCAAACACATCCGGGATCAAGTCAGGTGTATCGTAATCTTCATCTTCCAGATCCAGGTCAAATATCTGGGCAAACTGTTTATTCAACCGGGCTTCCGGATCTTTGAATTTGATTTCCCCACCCTGGCGTTGAACAGCTCCTGCTATTTCACAGAGTAGAACCGTTTTCCCAGCACCAGACGGGCCAAAGATTTCGACCAAAATACCGCCAGGGATTCCACCACCACGGACCCGGCCCCCAGAAATGGCCAGGTCCAGCAGGGTTGATCCGGTTGATATGAAGGTTTCGGTCCCGTCGTACTTCTTCTTATCCGGTACTTTGGGTTTGGAGGCCTTACGGACCATCTGACTGGAGAGATTGGTTTCCTGGCTGGGCCTGACTGTTCTGGTTACTGTCAATTTCTTCCTGGTTCTTTCCATTACATCCCTCCGTATTGGTTTTCCATCCGCTTCACAATTCTCATTATCAAAGGTTCAGACAAACTCCGCTTTATAAGTAACAACCGTGTTTCCTGCTGATATTCCCGGAACCGGGCTATTACATCTACCCGATTTATCCACCCTGATTCCCCTTGGTTTGTTTCCAGTCTTTTCCTCCATTCAAGCCCTGTTTTATCCACCAGTAATTGAACCATGTCCTCTTCAGGTTCCCCTTCATCTATCAGTCTTTGAATGGCCTGCCGAAGCAACCCTGAAATAGTGGTTGATCGACAGGCCGCTAACAAAGCCAAATAATCAGCATCCCGCTGGGGGACGTATCCCCCAACGAGTTTCTGTCCACCTTCAGTGGGCCACTGGATGCTGAACGGATTGCTGTCCGAAGAATTACCGGGCAGCTTGATCCGGGGTTTTGGGGACTTCTTAGGCATTTTCTTTCGCTTCGATACAGTCATCCCATTTTTCACATTCATCGCATTCCTCATACTTGTCGGTGTCTACCCCGAACTTGTAAGCAAAGGGGCAATCTTCTTTTTGCTGTCTTGCCTTTGATTTGACAGGGACCGGTTTTTCCTCTTCCTTTGCCTTTGCAGGTTTCCGTCTGCGGGTAGGTTTGGGTTTTTCTTCTGGTTTCTCTTTGGGTTGTTTAATACCAGAACCACCACAGGGTTTGCATTCACCACCCCTGGAATTGACCCCTTCACCACCACAGGCAACGCAGGCATTTTCATCCGGTTCCTGATCTTCCTCATCTTCTTCCGGTTCAGGCTTCACTGATTTGGGTTTCCGTTTCAATCCACCCCGTTTGGGAGTTTCAGGTTCCGGTTCGGTAACCTCTCCTTCAGGTTCCCCTAACTCAAAGAAAAGAGCTTCCACTTCTTCATAAGATGGACAAACAATCACATCATCCAAGCAGGGCAGATCATCCAGGATCTCTTCATCATACTGGTTTTCCCGTTCTTCGAAGTCAATTCGGGAAGTGGAAGCAAAACTGTTCTTTCCAAACTTCTCTTCACTAAACCGGATACGGACTGACAAGCCTTCTTCCAGATCCGGAAATGAGCAATAATCTTCATTTTCATTCAGCTCTTCGTTCAGCTTGTCCTGGAACAGGAATTGGCTGAAATCCCAGATGTGGATCTCTTCCTTGTAATCCTTCATGTCCAGGGGAACAACCAGATACAGATTTCGCAGGCTGGGTTTCAGTTCCCGGACATCATCGTAATCAGCCCCATCCTTCAGCTTGGTTGCTTTGTATTCACAGATGGGGCATTTCCGGCCCCAGGTTGTCGGGCAGATCACCGATTTGTTTTCAGAACCAATATTGCGATGCAGCCGGTACGGTTTCTTGTACCACAGATCAGTTTCTTCATTTCCGGGAACAGCAATTCCCGCCCGTTCATCCCGGTCCATGTGGTTTTCATCCTTGACAATATAAGGAATAAAATCCAGGAAAGCCCGGCCTCCCGGTTCTTCCTTGAAGATGTTCACCCCTTTGGGCAACCGGAGATGCCCATAACTGGAACCCTGAGTCCGCTGTTTCTGGGTGTTGCTTGCTACCTTGCCTCTGAATTTACTCTTTCTTTTTGCTCTTGCCATTTTCGTACTCCTTGAATTGTTGTTTTGCGGTTAATATTCCAAACATAATACATTTACCAAGCAGATAGGAAACGAACGGCAGTAGGACCAGCGCAATTCCCACAGTTATTATTCTGGGATTCCTGTTTTTCCCATTCCTTGGACAGATCCCTGGGAACCGATGGCCCGGCAAAATACTGCTGCCCATGAAGCCGGACAAGGTTTTCCAAGGCCGTCTTTTTCTGGTCTACTGCCCGGACTGCTGCCATTGCCATATCATACTCGTACTTGGCATTCAGGAACTGGTCTGAGGCGTCCTTGAATTCCGGTTGAATGATAATGGTGTTGGAAACAATCGTCTCAGTCAGTTTGCTCAGGCCATAATTGTCCGGGAATGCCCGGATATCCCTGTCCAACTGCGCCTTGACTACATCCAGGTCTTCCTTGGCATGATCCATATCCAGCTTACATTGAGCAGCGTGCTTGCCATACCGGGCCATCAGTCTGGGTTGTCTCAACCACTCGACATCCAACCCCTGTTCGTCAATACTGGTATCTTTTTCGTAATCCATTTTTATTCCTCCACATCAACAATTTCGGGTTCCGGTTTGGTCCAGGGGAATTCGATGTCCACCCTCGAACCTTTAGATATAAAGCAACATCCATCCGCGTCCCTGAAAATACGCCCATGTATCCAATAGGCTTGCCCATTTTTCTTGAAAACGGAGCTATCTCTTTTATTCTGGTATTCCCCTTCTGCAATTTCTTGCCATTCCTCATCTTTGCCTGTTAATGGGCTAATAGGATCAAACCGGGCAAGTTTACCAAAATAAGATAAGCAATAATTTCCTGAAAAACCAGAGTGTCCTTGATCAGAGAACACCTGTAACAACTCTATGAGATTATCGCACATCATTTGCTGCATTTCATCATCCCCAGGCCAGCCAAGAATTTCAAATTCTTTCTTTGCGTGTTCTACTAAATTTGACATTTTATTCCCCCTTTAATCTATTATACTGTTTCCGGGCCTTTTTTATTAG